CCGCCAGTTTGTGTAGCATTAGTCTCCAGTTGTTTTCTCAATGCCTTCGCATTGTTTGGGTCCACCTCCTCGTAACCTTCGAGCAGGGCATTGACCCGTTCCATTATTCTCTGCTGGGCAAGTTCACCCAGCGGTTCCCCCAGTTGCTCCCTCTGCTGCACATACCCAAGCAGTACCTGCAACCTCAACCCAAAGTCCGAACCCGGCTTGACCCTTGCCGGCCAACCCTTCTCCATGATCGTTATCTTGTGGGCTTCGTCCTCCGCTTCATCCATCTCCTTGAATTGCGGGTCACGAATCAATCTCTTCACCAGTACCGGGTCGTCCAGTTCCATGATGCTCTTGTCCAGTTCCACCTGGTCAACCCACGGTGCCTGCCCGAACAACTGCTTACGGAACACGGCCTGCTGCAGCTTCAATGCACGGTTGACGCCATCCACACCGCCCTTGGGTTCAATGACATACTTGCTGTGCATCACCACGGGATCAACCTCCTGCGTGTCATCCAGGTAACGGAAGAGCAGGTCTTTTGAATCATACTGCATCAGGAGACTCCATGCCTGGTGATATGCCCTGCCAAGTGCCAAGCGGAATACCCTTGAACGTAAATCACCGGATTGTGCCATCAGGTTGCCCACGGCCTGCACCTCGGTGGCTGTCCGTCTCTCGCTGGTGTTCACCATCTGTCCAATGCCAAAGTCAGGCACCGCCACCCGTTGTTCAGCCACCATCCTTGCGCTTACCATCTCCTGGTCGAAACTGATGGGTGGCTGGGGCATGGTAACCGGTGCTATGCCAAAGGGCAGAATCTGCCCCGGACTCAACCTCAGGTTGGCTGCATTGGGAACTTCCCGTTCCGCCCTGAACAATGGACGGTTATACATGGTCGCAGCATCGGTCTTCTCATTCCACAACTTGCACAGGTAACTCTCGTAGGGAGCCAACTGCTCACACACGCCCCTGGGGCTGTACCATCCCTTGTCCTTGATCTCATAACTGAAATCCACAAAGGGAGGTTCACCATGCCTATAGGGCAGCTTCATCGGTTCCTTGAGGTCAATGTCAATTGCCGATGGCGAATAGGTATGCACCTGCCAGTCACCATCATCATCCTTGGCGTACACCTCCCAGACAATCACCTTGTCCTTGTCCGCCTCGTAGGTGATGCCTTCCCGGCTGAAAGTCTCCTGCTGCTTCTCACTGGCTGTCTCAGAACTGTCACCCAGCATCAACTCCAGCGCCTCCTTGTTGTACATCGGGCTTGCCTTGAATGCTTCCCTTGACATGCGCATGACATGCACCAGCCTGTCGGCATCCTTCAGGTGCTTGGTGTGTGGAGGGACAATCACATAGAGCGGGTCAATGGCATCAAACTGCACCTGCTTCTTGTCGTTGTCCCAGTACACCTTGATGACACTCCTGCCACTCATCAGGCCGTGGTCTATCCAGGTCAATGATTCAGTCTGGAAATTGCTGCGCTCCTTTATCTTGTAATCAAACCATCTCTCGGCAGTTACCGTGAAGGCATTCAACTGCTGGCACATCGGGACAAAACTCGCCACGACATCCATGCCAATTATCTGCTGGTAATAGAAGGGCTTGAGCTTGTCCACGATGGTGTCAATCAGGGGGAAGTGCAGGTCGGCTGCATTGGGCCAGGGCTTACTCTTTCTCCTTAAACCTGAATGGCGCATCTCATACCACAACGCCTGCCTTGTCTCCCACCTGGATCGTTGCTGGACATCCCCCAGCACCTTTGAATGTATCTCGCGTCTTTCCATTTTAAACTCCTTTAATGACGGGGCTGCTGATTCATGGAGCCACAACAGGTGTCCCCGAATGGAGTAAGGGGCACCGCGACGCTCGTCCAGCGATCTCCACTGGCACCACAACACCACGTCTTGCGTCCACTATTCGCACACGAAGCCGCTGTCCAGCCCTGAATAGGACATCTCCCCGCAGTACTTCCTGAAATCATTGTACACACTGGGCCGGGCTACATGCCGGTTGAAGCTCTGCATATCAATGCCGTTGGCAACCGCCCCCACGAATGCATCCCCACGGTCAGGGCTGTCCACGCCCCTTCTCCTTAACTCATCCTTGCTCTCCAGCATCAGCTTGCCCTTGCTGTTGGTCTTGCACCTTCGGGTTGTCAGTTGCCCAAAGAGCCTCTCATCCTCCGGTACAATCACCTCACACAACTCCACCGCACGGGCAGCCGTAAACCACATCTCGGCACCACGGTTGCCATACGCCTGGCTGTCCCTTGCCTTCTCACCATTGTTCACCCGGTTAACGTCCCAGCCGGCTTCACTCAATGCGTCACACATCGGGATACCCAACCCACCGGCATCGGCATATACCTCATGTGCCTTCAGGCCGAACCTCTTGAATTCAATAATGAACCGCCCCACGGCACTCATCGTGTCCCGTTCCTTCCAGCATACCATCGGGTGTATCCGGTTGCCCTCCTTCACACACAACACATTCTCATCACCACCAGCCGCAAAGTCACAGAAGGCAACCTTGCCACCCTTCATGTCTTCAGGGGGATTGTTCACGCAGTTCTGCAACACATTGTAACTGATCACCAATGACTCATTGCCCATCTCCATGAACTCACCAAACACCATCGAGCGTACCAGTGGATGTTGCTCACCCCACTTCTCTATCTGCTCCTTAACCCAACTCTCAGGTATGTGAGGGCAATCACTGGCAGCCACACTGAAGGTGGACCACAGGTGCGCCTCCTTGGTGAAGGCACGATAAAAGGCACCACTGGTTCCGCCAGGGGAACTCATCATTAATATCCTGCTTGGCTGGCACCGTTCCACGGCTTCAAAGATTGAATCAGGAACCGTCTTGGCTTCATCAATTACCATCAATAGATTCTCTGATGGTCCCTGCCTGTGCCAACCCTCAAACTTGCCAGAGTCACTCGTGCTAAAACCAATGGCCCTGCTGCCATTGCCATACCGTATCTCTGAATTAAACACGGTCCAGCCTTCGCCAAGGCCAAGGGTGTACTTGCGCATCGTAGGCCACAACTGGTCCTCTACCTGTCGCCAAACCCCGGCAGTGCAAACCACCAGGCTCTCTGGAAACCTTATCATGTGCCAGAGGACGGCAGCGGCAGCGCACACGCTGGTCTTGCCGCTTCCATTGGCAGCTTTTAAAGCTACCCTTGCCTCCTTGTGGTCAAGTGTCTGCAACACATCCTTCTGCCACTTGTAGGGTTTCTGCCCAAGCCACATCTCAGGGAAGTTCTGGCACTTGCTTGCCTTCAACATGAAGGCGTAATTGTCCTTCTCCTTCTTCTCTGCCTCCTCGGCTTCCCTTGCCTTTTTTGAATTCTTCCTTGGCTTGCCCTTTGGGTAGCCCATCTTCTTGCCACTCTTTGCGTAGTGCCAGGTGCCATCCACCTTCACCAATAAATGACAACGGTTTCTGCCGGTGCGTTTGTGTTCCTGAATCTCCTTGTCCTTCAAGGAGTCGTGAAGCAGGTCAGGTGTTATCTCTTGTGGGTTCTCCATTGCAAAAAAGAGGGCCGAAGACTTCGGTTAGTTCGCAACGAGGGCATTCATAGTCACCCATCATGGCGCGTTCAGCCTGCTGTGAGATATACACGATGTCCTCCCAGTCCGTGTCCTCAAGGGAAGCATGGTAACCTACCCTGGCGCCACAGGGGCAGTGCAGGATGAGGATGTGTATGTGGTTATTCACATTCCGAAAAAATGGCACTCATAGTTTGAGATGGGTATATGTATAGGTGACCCCTCCCTGGGGGTGGTGCCAGGGTGGTGTGGTGGGCGAACGCGCAGCCGATACGCGGACGAAAAACCACGCGGACACCAAGATAGTCTAGGCTAAACATTAATAACCTCTGTTTTTGTGGGGTTTTCTGCATCATTGTGTTCAATTCGTGCTTGCCTCTCGCTCTCTGGTAAGCCAGCCAGTCCTTGCACTACTTGAGGAGATACCGTCGTAAGTGTATGAGTGGCAGATACTTCACGGCGTTCATTGCGTTGCCATCTGTCCTGGAATCGGCGTTCCAGCATTTGCACAGCAACGCGGCCATCAGTCCGGGCCGTATTCATGGCATAGCCAACCAATGCCGCCTCAGATGCGCCATTGGCCTCGTTGACCATATCCGCAAATTCCGGGTGTTTATTGCGCCATTCATGGAAAGCTGTGTGCCCTACACCGCAAATTTCAGCGGCACCAGCAAGTGAAACGCCTTGCCTTATATGGTCGCAAATACGCTTTGCTAGTCTGAGGTTATACTTTGATTTTCTGCCCCGCTTTGCCATTGCCTGCCTAGAATAAAACTTTTTTGCGCCACAAGGCAAGTTTTGTGAGACGTTTTGCCGACTCGGGCAGTATAGAAGGTAGAGACGATCAAGTCTCAAATGAAAGACAACGAAGAAAATGAAAACACCTTTTGAAAAATGCAAAGAACTCAAGCACAAGCGAACTAGGTTTAGTCCAAACGGAATCGAGATAATAGAAGAATGCGAAACGTGTGACAGAAAATGGATCATGCCAACTGTTTTTAATCCAAACGAAAAACCAATAACAATTTACCCGGTTTTGAAATTGAAAAACTAAACAAACCCATCTTGCCCGAATTCCCCTGGCACGACGCCGGGTAAGACTAGCAAACCAGACGCCAACGGTGTTCGAGCACCGGCCAGGGGAGAAAAAGACTAGCAACATGAAACAACATCGCAACGAATATTTTCCAAGGGTAAGGCTAACAATAAAATCAGGGAATGAAAAAACCGGGCCGATCCCAGTATCCACCACGGCAAACGATACTTGCCCCAAGGCCTGCCCATTTAGGGCGGGAGGTTGTTACGCCAAGGGCGGACCGTTGGCGATCCATTGGAACAAACTTAGTAAATCAGCAATCAACCTAGCAAAACAAGGTTGGCATGATTTTCTGAAAACCGTTGCCGATCTCCCAGCCGGGCAATTTTGGCGGCATAACCAGGCAGGAGATTTACCAGGCAGGGGCAATGATGGCGACCGAATCCACGCCAAACGCACACGGGAATTGATTAAGGCGAACAAGGGCAAATGCGGCTTTACGTATACGCACAAGCCAATGCTAGGCAAGGGGCAGGTTCGTGAAATCAATAGGCAGGTAGTCAAGGAAGCAAATCAACACGGCTTTACCGTCAATTTGTCGGCAAACAATGCCGGTGAGGTTGATGAACTGGCCGCTCTCAATATTGCGCCCGTGGTTGTGGTCATGCCAATCGATTTCAAGGGCACCACCACCACGCCAGCAGGAAACAAGATTGTGCAATGTCCGGCGACAAGGGCGGACGTGAAAACAAGTTGCGACAAGTGCCAATTGTGCGCCAAGGGCAACCGATCTTGCGTGGTTGGATTCCCTGCCCACGGCGCAAGCAAACGCAAAGCCGATTCAATCGCAAACCAAAACTAAACACCAACCAAAAAAGGAAAACTGAATATCATGAAAAAAACCTCATTAGCCAATGAACAAGAGAAATGGAAGGGAAGCAGTCTACCACCGCTTCCTTTAAGGGAAAGCCAACCAATGAACAACAAGCAACGAGCAACAACAGCACGAAAAGCCCTTGAGGCATTCGAGATCGTAGCATCAACAGGAGGAGAATCCATTAGGGAAACAGCAGGGGACTTAATCTGCAACATATTCCACCTGCTAGATGCGGAAGGGATACCGCATGAACAGGTTTTAGATACTGCAATAGACCATTATCAGAATGAAACAGCA